AGACGGCGTTCTGCACGAGCAGTAACTACACCATTACGGCGATAAGTCATACCATCTAAGCGACCAGAAAGTAATAGATGCACGTTTGATGCTTGAGAAAAAACATCTTCTGCTTTTTCAGCATTAAACATTTTCTTCTTAGCAAAAAATTCTAGTGCTTCATCATTATTGTAGCCAGGGAAACGTCTTCCAATTTCACGGCGAACAATTGCTTTCTCTGCTTCTGTCTTTGTAGAAGCAAGACGCTCAATCTCTGGACCAAACTGCTCATCCCAAAGTTTAATAACACCTTTATCTTTGAATACTTGAGATACACCAGAAGCGACATCATCGCCAGCCTTAGTTACAAGTTCTGCCAACTGTGTTCCACGAGTTGCAGCCTTGCTTGTTCCACCAGTAATCCAAGTAAGTGGGTCTATAGCAAGTTGATAAATAAAATCAATTACACCTGAAACATTTTTAGTGGTTCCATCAATGTAATCGCCAGAAAGACCACCATTCTTAGGTGGTTTTCTATCAAAGATTCTAGCAATATCACGACCAGGGCTAAACTGTGCATACTTAGCAGCATCCATTACTTGCTTAAATGCATCTGGATTATTAAATGCTTCTTCAACAGCAGCAGTAATCTCTGGAGTTAAATCTCCGTATGCTTCAAGAATTTCTCCAGGCTTCTTGCCTTCAAGTAATCCTTTTGCTACATAAATCTTTGCCTTACCAAATGTATTTTCAGCCTCAGCAATTGCTTGGTTGTCATATAGGTCTCTGCCGTCCCAAGCATCGTCCCAAACTTTCCAATCAAAAATACTTTCGCCTTGTGCTACCTGACGAGCAACTTTATAAGGCTGATTAATAACACGATTGTATGCACCAGCAACTTTAAACAATCCAATAAGTGGGCTTGCAAGTAGTTTGCCAGTAAATTTTAAAGCGCCTAAAGCACGGTCACCAAAATCTGGTGGCTGTTGCATATAGTCAGCATCGCCAAAGAATGATTTCAAACCTTCTTGAGCATTAGGGTCAAGTAATTCAAACTCTCTACGTGCATCATTAGATGACATCTGAGTAAGTTCTTTATTCTTTTTGACAGCCCAAGACATTTGTTCAACTTGAGTCTGTTCTCTAGGACTCAGGTTTGCTCTAGTTGCTGCCTGATAAAGTGTAGGTGACGCTTCAGCGACAATGGGTTTTAAAACTCTCACTATGCGCTCCTAAATAAACTTTGAAAGAATAAGTTCTACTTCGCCTGTATCATCAAACATTGCTACTTTTGCAATAGTATCTCTAGGATTTGATTTATAACGTGGCAAATCCATCATTGCTTCTGAGCCAACTCCTGGTCCAGCGTCAATACCAGCAGTTCCTGGCTCTTCTGGAAACATAGTTGGTGCATCTAGTGGGACAACATTCATGCCACCCATTGAAGGAAATGGATTTCCCTGCATAGGTTCTTTTACTTGGTTGTCGTAAGTTTCTTTTCCCTGTCCATAGGGTAATCCTGGGATGTAAGTTGCTGCCTGTGTTGGTGACCCGTCAGTGCGCTGACTAAGACTTCCAGGACCAGATACTGGTGCTGGGTTATTAGGTTGTTCGTATCCACCTTTGCCTGCCATTTAATCCTCATCCTCTTCTGTTTCTTCTTTAGAAAATGTTTCATTGTCATATTCCTGTGCACATTGCATCATTCCATATGCGTTCCAAGGCGTCATAGCCTCGCTTACTTCTGTATGTAAATATCTTGTTCCCTCATAATCTGCCCACTCGGATACTAATACCCAGTTGATGCAAACAAATTCTTCACTAGTTTCTTGTTCAATTAAGAAACGTAATGCGTCTTCAACTTTCTGTTGAAATTTATTACTCATGCGTATTGTGTCCTAACAACAACTGGCAGCGCTGTATGTATGTCCCACTTTGCTGCAATCTCAATTGCTGTTGTTACAGCGACTTCCGCATCTTCTGGTGAGAAAGGTAGACCTCCGTGGCAATAACTCTCCATAACGCCAAGGGCAATGTCACCACCGCTCCCAGAAAAATAAATACCGTTAACATCACGGTCCCAAGAATAATCTTCAAAGACAGGGTAAATAACTCCACGGACAACAATAATAAATGACGAATCGTGTTCGGCAGCATCCCCATCTTCTTTCATGTCATAACCAGCATCAATAAATACTTGACGCATTTGTGGAATAAACTTTTGCGTCATGAACTTGTCTAAATTTTCATTTACTGTTGGCTTAGGTGCTTTCCAACCAAACTGTAAAATATTAGAACCACGGCTAGAACCAGAGCCAGCAATTAAGATTCCATTGTTTTCAATAATCTTATGCGTTGCAAGATTCATTGGACGACCACTATCGTCAGATGAACGAGAGTCGCACCCAATAACAGCCCAGCCATCACCCTGTATAGCAGCAAGTGTTGTCATCGTCCCCTCCTTGCTTATCTACGTACGGATGTTCTTGCGCTTGCGCTTGCCTTACCACCTGATGTTAAAGATGCTAATAGTGTTTGAATGTCTGGTCTGCCTGCGCCACCTTGAGGTGGAAGAGCGCCTCCCACTGGTGCGGCGGGAGCAGGGGACATTTGCTCAACCTGAGGTGCACCAGCAGGAGGTTGTTCTGGAGTGAAGACCTCGTTGATAGCGTCTTCAATACTTACACCCTTTTGACGTGCTTTGATTACATCTGCAATTTGTTTAACCAAACCAGTTGGGTCTTGTCCCTGTGTAATCATCTGAGGAATTGCTTGAGCAGTTGCCTGTAGTGCGCCAACCAAAGTGTTACGCATTTCTTCTACTTCAATTTTTTCTTGTTCCATAGTTACGTTAATTCCAAATGGAAGTTCACGCATTGCCATATCACGGCTAATTAACTTACCGCCAAGGGCTTGTAGCATAAAGATAAGTCCTTGTGCAGGGTTAAGTCCTGCCAACATTCCATAACGAACATCGGCTGAGTAATCCTTTTTAATATCCTTTGATGGTAAATAATCAAGGCTAAACGGAGAGCCTGCATCTACACCACGAATTGTCTTCTGATAGTTAAAGAACATCTCATCAATCATGAAGCAGAGAGAAAGAACTTCCTTCAGAGAAGAAGCAAAGATTGCTTGGGCAGATTTAACTTGTGTATCAAAACCACCCATAAGCGCTTGAACGCCTTGTCCCGTGATGATTGATGCATCAATGTTTCCAGTACGTCCTTCTGGATAACGTGTTCCAGTTCGGAGTTCTGCCTGTAGTAATGACTGTTCGGTAAATGCTCCAGGTGGAATGTTGAGGTCCACACGGCGCACACCTGCTGGAGAGTTGGTGCGGATAATCGCATCTCCACCAAGTTGTAGTTCTTGCACATCGCTTGGAACAACGATTGGTGCCTGTACAGATTTCTCTGCTGCTTCCATCGCAAGTAATGCGAACCTGTTACGAAGCAGTTGGATACCTAATACATCATCAAATTGTCCACGCATTTCGCCATCAACAGATGGACGTTTTGCTACAACAACCATCATCTTGCCAATTGGATTAGGCGCAGATGATAGAACTAGGTTGTGACGTTCTGGCATATAAATTAAAGATTGGTCTTTATCGTAATAACGAACAATCTCAACTTGAGCATGCAAGTCTTGCTTGTATCCTCTTTCGCCAAGAAGTTGTCCTTCAAACTCTGGGAACTGTGCAACCAGTTCTGCAAGCGGAAGGGTATAGCGTTTAGCGAAGGCAATACAACGCCCATAGCGGTCAAACTCTGGGTAAGCCCCGATTGGACTTTCTATGCGTATGCGAGGTAAGCCCGCTTCTTCGTCTAATTCAATTATGAATGGGACGAAACCGAATGTGATGTACCAGTCTGCGCCTGTGTACATCTGTACTTGAAAATCAGAATGTATAAAATAGTTAGAAGCAATACGAGTTCTTTTATCAGCGAACTGGCGAGCACGGTCACTGACTTGATTCGCTGCAGAACAGTTAACGGCTGGCAGTGGTGCCATGACTTCTGACAAGTCTTTGGCAACAATGTCAATAAAGTTTGCGACAACATTTGCATCTACACCCTCTGGAAAGAATTCAGGATAAACTTGAGAGATTTGTCCTTTGCGGACAGCAAGAACGTCTTGGTGTCTACGGTCACGGTCTGCTGAACGCATGCGTAAAGAATCAATGCGTGCTGCAATCTGGTCAATACTTAATGCCATTATTTTCCTATCCGTAAGTTTCAGCCCATTGTTCTTGGAAGGCTTCGTCTAAATTAACTACGTATCTTTGTTCTCTTTGTGCTCTAGTTACCCAGCGATTATTAGCAAACTTAGTTAAGTTACTTGTTTGCTGCATAAACTCTCTAGCACGAAGAACCGCAAACCACAAAGCCATAACACAGTCTGTCTTACCCCGTGTGTTGGCTTTCCAAGTTATTAGTTGTTGAACTAAAGACTTAAGCCCCTCTGAATCAGATGTTGATGGAAGTTCGATTGTATTGTTGCCTTGGAACTTTCCATCTCGCATAGTGCCAAACAAGGTTGACATAGATGCCACACCGAAATTTGTGTCCCACTTATTTTTTCCAGTAAAGTGTGCTTCAAGCCTTACGCCGTAGGTTGCGAGCCACTGGCGTAAGTCCTCATCTAGTGAGTAAGCCTTCTGGTGAGCGTTGATTTCAACACGAAATTCTTGTGGCTTATATCTACCAACAAGTTCTTCGATAGTGTTACGAATTTTTTGAGGATTCGGTTCGCTCATGTTTATGCAGTCGAGTACATAAATTTTACTATCTGCTCTGTTATAAGTTACAACTACAAAAGCAGCGTTACCTGCCATAGCAGGGTCAAAGCCAATTATTGTGTAACCTTCAATAGCAGTCGGATGTCCCACCGCCCCTTGCTTCAAGGGACCACGTCTCCTAGTACCCTTGATACATGCTTGAATCAAGGCGGGCGGGAAGATGGAATCTTCTTCGACATCCTCCTGCTGATATACCAAAGCCCAAGTTGATGGAGTTACTTCGCCTCTGCGCCGTTGTAAAGTTTTGCCATCCCACTTCGGATACAAACCT